AAGTATTACCCATGGTTTAATATGTCTTCCTCGGGTGTCGGCTTCTCGTCCGACGGCTACGCTTACGCTTACACGGCTTCGGCTGTCGGTTCCCGCCTTGTTTTTAAAAGTGAGGAACTTGCTAAATATGCAGCTAATCAATTTTTAGAAATCTACAAACAATTATTTACCATTTAAAAAATAAGTTATGTATAAAGAAATCAAAACATTTGAAGACGCATGTTCAAAATTAGGTATTGAACCAGTTCTTCCAATAGTAACAATGCTACCTGAATCAAATCAGAAAGCAGTTATTGCAAATTACAAATTGGATATTATCCAACAAGCAATCAATGAAGACTGGAAGCCTGATTGGAGTAATTGGAATCAGTATAAATACTATCCTTGGTTTGAAAGGTCTTCCTCGGGTGTCGGCTTCTCGTGCTTCGGCTACTATTACGGTCACTCGACTTCGACTGTCGGTTCCCGCCGAGTTTTTCCATCATCAGAAATAGCGAATTACATGGGAAAACAATTCATTGACTTGTACAATGATGCAACTTGGATTGAGTAATTAGAATAATTGGTGGTGTATTTCTACTGCGTTAGTCTTCCTCGGGTGTCGGCTTCTCGTACAACGACTACAATTACGATAACACGAATTCGAATGTCAGTTCCCTTCTATGTAAATTGAAATACAGACCTTGCCAACACGGCAAAAAACAACAAAATGAATAAGGGCGTTAGTAACGGTTTAACCGTGAAAGCGACCTCTAAACAAAGGCAATGAAACGTTTAAATAACCTTTACAGTCTGATTACTAACATTGATAATCTTAGACTTGCAGATAAGAAAGCCCAAAAAGGAAAGGCAAAGCAATACGGAGTTAAACAGCATCTTGAAAATTCGGAATCAAATCTAAATTTACTTCAAGAGATGTTAATCATGAAAACGTATAAAACTTCTGAATACGTTACCTTCAAAGTGTTTGAACCAAAGGAAAGAGAGGTTTACCGGTTGCCATATTTTCCTGATAGAATCACACATCATGCTATTATGAATGTACTTGAACCTATTTTTGTTAGCTCATTCACAGCAGATACGTATAGTTGCATAAAAGGACGTGGTATTCATGCAGCAGCTCGAAGAGTAAAAAAATCACTCCAAGACAAAGAAAATACAGTTTATTGCTTAAAATTGGACATTAAGAAGTTCTATCCAAACGTAGATCATGATATTTTAAAGAGTTTACTTAGACGTAAATTCAAAGATGTTGAACTCCTGTGGCTGTTGGATGAAATAATTAATAGTGCGCCTGGTCTTCCAATTGGAAATTACTTGAGTCAATTCTTTGCTAATTTCTACTTGAGTTATTTCGATCATTGGATAAAGGAAGAAAAACGAGTAAAGTATTACTTTAGATATGCTGATGATTTGGTGTTTTTACATTCGGATAAACAATACTTACATCAATTATTATCAGATATTCGTGTCTATTTGGATTCTAAACTCAAGTTACAAATTAAAGGAAACTATCAAGTGTTCCCTGTAGCAGCTCGTGGGATTGACTTTGTTGGTTACAAATTCTATCACACTCATATTTTACTGAGAAAACGTATCAAACAAAATTTTGCTAAGATGCTAGTAAAAAGAAAAAATACTGCATCCATAGCATCATACAAAGGCTGGGCATTACATGCGAACACAAAACATTTACTTAAAAAATTATTGAATGACAACAAAATTTAGTGACCTTGGTATCAAAACAGTTACAAGCCATTTTATAGGTGATAAAATCAAGATTAGTAAAGTTCTTAATCGTGAAATAAAGGTTCTTGATTATACTGTAAAACCTTCTAATTTCAAAGGTAATTGCTTACAAATACAGATAGAATTGAATGGTACAAAGCATGTAGTCTTTACTGGATCAACAATTCTAATTGATACTATAGAAAAGATACCAAAGTCTGCATTTCCTTTCCTAACAACCATTGTCGAAGAAAGTGAACATTACGAGTTCACATAAAAATGTATAATTTTAAACAAAAAAAATAATAACATGAAAAAATCTATCACAACTATTATTTCACTTGCATTATTGGTTTCTTGTGGACCAAGTGCTGAAGAAATGGCAAAGTACGAAAAAGAGCTTTTAAAAGAGGAAAAAGCTACAGAATCAACTGAAACATCTGAATCCAATTGGGAATATGAAACAAAGACAGATGAAATGGAAGGTACTAAACAGTATTTTGCCACAGCAGTTTCTGAAGATGAAATAGAAATTCAAATGGCTGGTGAATCATCGCCAATGAATTTGATTGTACGAAATTCGGGTAAAGGTAATGAAGTCCTAGTAACTGTATCAGAATACACTGGATTCCTACCTAGTTATGAAATGAATGAGGAAACTATTAAAGTTAAATTTGATGATGAAAAACCTGTAAACTTTGCCTATTCAATGTCTGCGGATGGTTCACCTGATGTAATTTTCATTAACGATGCGAAAACATTTGTTTCCAAGTTAAAGGCTTCAAAAAAGATTAAAATTGAAGCTACTTATATTGATAATGGTACTCAAATATCAAATTTTGAAGTCGCAGATTTGAAATGGGATAAATAAAAATAACCAACATAAAAACCCAGCCAAATATTGGCTGGGTTTTTAATTGCTTTAAATTTTGAAATTAGCCGTTAAAACCTCTGTTTTCATCTTTCTAGGCTTATCACAAGCCGCTGCAACTGATACACTTTGTTCTTTAGAAATACTATACCAACCATTCTCTTTAGTGTATTTCGTTAATAAATCACTAGGATAACTACTCAATATAAATTTACCTTCCAATTTGGATAGAACGATGAGTAAACTTTCAAAATCTTCAAGAGAATAACCATCGTAATGCCCACAATCCGAATTGTAATAAGGTGGATCACAATAGAAAAACGAATCCTTAGTATCTCTTGTTTTGATTATTCTTAACGCATCAGTGCATTCAATTTGAACGTTTTGAAGTCGAATTGATAAATCTTCAGTAAATCCTTCTCGTTTGTTTTTAATTTTTGTTGAAGTAGTACCTTTCTTTTTATCATATCCCCAAGAACCGTCAAGCATCCCAGCAAATCCTTGTGCGGAAAGAGTCCACAAAGCCCACGCACGTTTAATACGTGTAAACATGTGTGGATTCTGATAAACTACCTTTGCATCAGAAAATAATCTTCTTGAATGTAAAGAAATACGAACCATTGTTTCTAGTTCTACAAAGTTGTTTTGCGCCACTTCATAAAAGTTAATCAACTCTTGGTTTGTATCGTTAATCACCTCTACATTACTCAAAGGTTTAGCCCAAAAAACCGCTCCACCACCTACAAATGGTTCACAATAAAGTTCATGTTTTGGAATTAAAGGAAGTATTGTGCTGATTAGCTTTTGTTTACCTCCATAGTACGAAATTGGTGTTTTTTTAATCATTTTTCTGTTAAATTTTTATACATTTGCAAATAAGAATTGATCCCACAATTTTTGTGAAAAACAAAAACCACAACAAACAACTCGAAAATATTACTACTCCCGGTGGGTGCTTGTTGTGGCGTTACTGAGTGGGATCAGCCTGCTGGGAGTTTTAATTTCTCCCCAAAAAATGATTTTTAAATTATGGTGCTGTCGGCATCTTTGAGCATAGCGCAAATGTTACGTGATGAAAAATCATCGATTTCACCATTGCTATACTTGATTACAGGCTCAATTCGTTTGTATTGATAGTTTAAATTAGCTTGTAAAGCATTTGTAAAGAACTCAGTTGTTTGCGCTTGCTCGGTCAATTGTAGGTTAAATAAATCAGCACCATTTCCTAAAACACCTTTTCCTAACTGTCTTTTTGAAATTGGTTTTTCAATTCTTCCTGTTCCAACACTCAAAATCTCAGTTACCTTATTCGAATTATTGATACAGTCAACAATAGCGACTAGGCTAGGATTATTCATCACTAAGCCACCATCAATATACGGTTCACCATCAATTACATGTGCATCAAAATAAGTTGGTGCGCTTGCTGATGCTCTTACGGCATCTCTAACTAAAACAGAGTCGTATTTTTCAGTTGATGTTCTGAAAACCGCTCGATCCATTGTACTTGTATTATACGCTGGAATAATTAAGTTAACGCCTTTTTTTCTCAGTTCACCAAATGTAATGTCCTTGAAATACTTTATCAGCAATTCATTGAAAACAGTATCATCATACTTGCTTCGGAACAATCCAAATCGAAGGAATTTCTTTTTGAAAATGTTACTTCCATGATTTAAATAAAACCGTTCAATCTCATCAGTTGAAAAATCACAAGCGAGCAAAGCTGCAATGATTGACCCAGTAGATGTGCCTGCAAACACATCAAAATCTCTAAAGTCTATTCGAAACTTTCGTTCGTAATTATTCAATACACGAGCTGTAATCAAACCTCTTACTCCACCACCATCTAAAGATAAAATTCTCATGATGTAAAATAGTTTTCAGATAACGCAAGCATGATAAGTTCTGCTTTATCTGAGTTAATTACTGGGTCACACACTTCATTTTTGATTTTGTCAAAATAGATGCG